CTTCCGGCGTAGTGCCTGCTGTCGATCCAAGCGTCGCGAAGTTCGAGGCAGAACCGAGTGATTGATAGACCGGCAGATCGCTGCCGTTCGTTGCAATGACTTCGCCCTCATACTGGACCATGTCCCAGATGCCAGTAGCAGCGAAGGTCGAAGCGGACACCAGGCTCCACGAACCAGCAGAAGCGCTACCGCGATACAGCGCCCCGGCTGAGGCATTGCTGATTCCAACGTAAAGCCAGTCGCCACTTCCATCAGACGCACGCATCGCATGACGGACATTGCTGCCCAGTGCATTGAGCGTTGTGGAAAGCGGCGCGTAGGAGGCGTAGCCCCCGCTCATCGGGATCACGTTCTGCGCCTGGGTCATGCCCGGGTTGTTGAGGTCCGGCAGATCCGGCAACCACTCCTTGAAAAGAATGGTGCCGTCGTAGTCGCTCATACTGCGACCGTGTGAGGCGCCGAGCCGGAGTACTCTTCCGCTTTCATCCGCCCTCGATAGGCGTCGAGCGCGACGGAGTAGAGATTGCCCCATGTCGCCAAGCGCGCATCATTCTTGATGAACGGTGCCGCCTCGAGCAGAGATCCGGTGAGGCACAAGTCCGGCGCATTCACGATCAAAAAGTGAGCCACAGCATCCGCGCCACCCGTTGTGTAGCTGCGCATGACGGTGGGCTTTGCGTAGTACGTGCCGATGAGGCTCCCATCGGTCGAGATGGGGCCGAATTCGAAATTGGTCACATTGCGCGCAATGAACTTGGCGCTTCCGGTGCTGCCGGCTCGCGGATAGCGCTGATAGAGCTGGTCGAGCGAAATCCGCTTCAGCGGAGTCGAGTTGACACCGCTGATGTACGCGATCTTGAGGCCGAGATAGTCGGAAGGTACAGCGGCCACACCGCTTGAGATCGAAACGTTGAGGGCCTTCTCCATCCACGAGCCCCAGTTGTCTGGCTCGCGCATGAAGCGCTCTTCCCAGTTCTGGATGAAATTGGGGAGCCAGGTCGTCAGATCGGAGCGCGCGAGGTAATCGCCGATCGCAGTCTGAAGCGTGCTGTAGCTCGTGATGATGGCCAACTACTTCTCCTCGGCCATATGCATGGCGTGGCGCTTGGCCCGATGCCACGGCTCGGAGGCATCACAGCGCGCGTAGTGCGAAAACCCCGGCGCACCCAATGTGTAATGAAGCAACGATGCTGCGCCGGTATCTTGTTCGCCAACGAGCACATTCCATTCCGCCGGCAATTCCCCGATCTGGGAATCCTTGAGCCAGGAGAACCGGTGCAGGAAGGAGCCAGGTGATTCCCGTACGAACTCCGGCGTCAGAATCCGGTTCGCGGGATGCTCGCAGTTCCACAGAATGACTGAGCTGCGATTCTTGCCTGGGTAGTCGACGTTGTCAGACTCCATCGGCGTGCCGATGTACTTGCGCGGGTGCTTGGTCTTGTAATCGTGCTTGACGATCGCAACGGCCTTGTCGAAGACGAATTGATGACCGAAGTTCCACAGCTTCGCGATGTCATCCATGACCACCATGTCACCGTCGCAGAAGATCGCCCAGCCGCGATAGCTCTGCAGGTGCGGCGGAAGGAACCGCGAGTAAATAAACGCGTTGGTACCGTCTCTTTGTCCGTCGAACCCATCGAGCAGAGGGACATGCAACGGATGGAACGCCACGGGGACGGATGCCTTCTCGATCACGCTCTGACTGAAAACGTGATAGCAAGCCGCCTCCCTCGGATCGAATCCGACGTACAGAGGAATAGCGTGGGACATTTACGTCAGCTTCTCGCCATTCGGCGTTTCAATACGGGGTTTCGCATAGGCGATAACGTAGAACGTGTGCTCGCCCACGCGTTGCACGGTCTGGATGTCCCACCGGCTCCACAGCTTTGGCAGCCACCATTCGAGCGGCTCTTGCGTCAGATGAGCATTCCGGCCATCAGGCAGGACCTTCATCGCGGGGCCGGTGTGAATGGTCAGGAGCGCCACGATTTCCGTGAGCGAGGACAGGTGACTTAGAACGTTCTCCAGGAACTCCGGTTCGATGTGCTCGAGGACGTCGATACAGCAGACCATCTGTGCGGGAATTGGCGCCGTCGCGAGCTCTTCGAGCCCCGATCCTGGGTCGTAGCCCTGATAGGTCAGCTTGCCGGTGCATTTCAGGGACTTCAGCAGTCCCATTTTCCTGCCGCATCCGTAGTCCAGTAGATGTGTGATCTGTAACTTCTCGATGATCTGTGAGACGAGCGGCCCGTAGTGCTGAGCCATGGTCCCGTATTCGGTCGTCTCATGGAGGTGCTTCTGCTGATCGCGATAGCCATCGGAGATCAACTGGGCTGAGTTCACCTTCATGCGAAGCGCGCCTTCAGGTCTTCGATGATCTGCTTGACCGGCCACGTCTCGCCTTGCTGGCGATAGAGCTTTGCGGATTGGTACCACGGCAGATCGGTGTAGCTCTCCCCGTACCGCCATTGTGAGGTGGTCGGAATGAGTGTCCAGGTGGGCACGCCAAGCGCTCCAGCCAGATGGTTCACGGACGTCTGCATGGCGATGACGAGGTCGCACGAGGCGACGAGCGCAGCGGTGTCGTCGTAATCCTTCGCGAGGCTCGCCCACGGATACTGCGTTACCGGTGTGCCCTTGATCTCTTCGCTCGCGTCCTTGTATTGGAGGCTGACCCAGTTCGCGTCAACCGAGTCGAAGATCGGCTTCCACTGATCGAGCGGAAGCTTGCGGAACGACCCAGCGTTCTTCCACGTACCTCCCGTCCATGCGATGCCAATCGTGGGCTTACCCTGATGCAGGTTGCGCCACATCTGTGTCCGCGTCGGGCAGGCCTTGAGATACGGCGTTCCCGGGAAGTCCTCCGGCTTGTTGCGATAGAACTTCAGCACCTCGAACGCGGAGATCGAGGCATCGATATTCCGCTCTTCCTCCGGCCATGAGAGTTTCTTCTCCCACCGCGTGCCATGAACGATTGCACCGGGGAATGACCTGCGGAACAGTTTCTCCAGCCGTGCATCGCAATCGAGGATCAGTCGACCGTTGGCCTCCTGCTGAGTTCGAATGACATCGGGAATCGCTGACGCTGCACAGATCTCATCCCCCAGTCCCTGCTCGCCGTAGACCACGAGCGTCCCGCCGGGCTTGCCCTCCCATCGGGGTTCCTTGCCGTAGCGGAACTCTGCGCGGTAAGACGAGCCGATCGAGGCGGAATACCACTTCCACGCCTCATGCCATTCGCGACGGGCGAGCAGACACAACCCCAGGTTGTGACGTGTGTTCGAGTCTTTCGGGTCGAGCTCGAGCGACTTGCGGACGAACTCCTCCGCCTTTGCGAACTGCCCGAGGTCGAGATAAACGCTTCCGATGTTGTTGTTGTAGAGGGCGCGCTGTGCGTCGGTCTGCGCCCGCTGCAACGCCTTGCGGTAACAGGACAGTGCCTCGTCCATCCGCCAGAGGTTCTGCGCCATGTGTCCGTGACCGACCCAGGTCTCCGAGCGGACCGGCCGCAATTCACTGGCCCGCTTGGCGAGGTGGTACGCAATGGCGGTGCGTCCACCTTGCTTGAGGCAAGCTGCGAGGATCGTCATCGCCTGGGCATCCTCTGGATGCTCCAGCAGATACATCTCCGCCATGGCCCCTGCGCGTGCGTAGTCACCCGCGATATAGACCTTGTTGGCCTGACGGATCGATTCGTTTTCGCCTTGCGGCTTCAGTTGAATGACTTGTGCCATTAGTGCGCCAGCGTGTGCCGTTTCTCGGTGGTCTTGAGGTAGGGATACTCGGAATTGATCAACTGGAAGGCTCGCTTCAGGTGATCCCGCTTGAAGATGTCGACGCCATGCTTGAAGCGCAGCTCGAGAATGACGACCGGCGGAATGCGCGCGTAGAGCCAAATGTCTTCCTTGATGCCGTAATCCGTGAGGCCGTTGATGCGCTCGGCCTTTGCCACCTCCAGCACCGGCTCGACATCCTGCCGATAGTGAAGCTGGATGCGGCCCTCATAGGAGTCTTCCAGCGTCTCCACACCTCGCACAGGATCGAAGTCGACGAATTTAGCCATCCGCTCCTCGCAGATCGAAAATGCGCACGCCGAGGGAGTGAAGGCATTCATGCTCGGCATGCGAGTCATGCATAAATGCGCCGGGCTGGTTCCACTTCCCGGTCTCACCATGCTCGGGATCGAGCAGGCGGTCGAAGCCAATGAGGCCAATCTCACTCGGCGCGAGCCGATCGAGCGCGCAGAACACGGCGCAAAGCCCGGAGGTGGGCTTCAGATCCGAGAACCGCGCGAAATACGCATCCCACGTCGGTGAGTCGTACAGCCAGAACGGGAAATGCCCGTGATTGAAACGGGGGGAGCGCGCACAAAGATAATCGGTGCGGCTCCCCCAATGTCGGCGCTCGTGCGTCTCCAGCAATCCGCGTTTCAGGCGGATCACTGTGTGCGTGTCGATCAGATCCCCCAGTCCTGATAGGACCGAGGGACCATGGCCCACGATCACAATCACTACGCGCAGCCGACCACCTTGGCAGAGGCGGCGTTGTTGCGACTGACCAGCGTGAACTCCGTGCTGAGTAGCATCTTCTCGGCCTCACCGGTCTTGGCGAGCGGGGTCTTGTTGAACCCGCGCAGGAATGCCACGGCCCAGTAGTCCGGATCGATACACAGCACGACGGTGGCACGCACGTATCGAGACAGCACCACCATGTGCGGCGAGCCGAAGCTCGACACATAGAGGTTTGCCGCTCCGATGATGGGCGCCTGCGAAGTCTTTGCCGTGTCCACGAAGCGCGTGGCGATTCCGGTGAAGCCATCGATTGCGCGCTTCTGCGCCGCGCCCACGAGAATCACACGGGGATCTCCACCATCTTCCCAGGAGCCCTGCAGAAGATGGTG